TTAACCCCGAAAACATCATGGAACGTTATCGTGGTAACAAGATCAAGGTCAGCAAACCCGAACTGGCTCAGGTGATTTCGATCCAGACCGAAAACAGCACGCTGGTTACCCGTATGGATGGCTGCATCAACTTCACGGGTAACTGCCGACTGGTCAAGCACCTTGCTGATTTCAGCCCTGCAACCCGTAGTATCCTGGGTGATCTGCATGGCATGACGATTGGTGATTTGTTCGGTCTGCGGAAGTTTGAAATCAACTATGTCGCCAAGGCAGACCTGAAAGCGTACAGCGCCAAAGAACACGACAAGGAACTGGAAAACAACTATCGGGTTTATTACGATAACGTTCTGATCCATCACTTCCCGCACGCTCGACACATGGGTATGCCCGGCGTAAATGGTCATCACCATCGTCATCAGGTTTGGCCGATGTTCAACCTTCATCAGGGTGCGTATACGTGGCACCAGTTGGGTGCAGGACATAAACGATCCGCGTCGTATTGTGAAGGTGAACGCTGGCACACCGGGTTCGCATTGATCCATGTAGACACGATGACCAAGTCGGTCAACATCGAATATATCCCGATCACGGATATAGCGGTCGTAGGTGGTAAGTGGTACGCGCGTGAAGCGACAGAACTGGTTACCTAACATGAAGTAAAATCTAGGTATAACTAGGTATCAAATGAAAAGCCCTGATGGTATGCTACGAACATACCCCGTCAGGGCTTTTTCATTAGAGGATCTACCACATGGCAAAAGGCCGTAACACCACTAAGCCGCAGCGTAGTAAGCAGGATCGCAATAGCGCCAACAAGATGCAGGAGTTAAATCAGCAGGCGCAGGATGAATATCAGTACCAGCGTAAGCGTAAGCCAGTTAAGCCCCTGGCGCCTATCAATGAAGCTCAAGGTCAGTACATTTGCGCCATTGATTCCAAGCAACTGACCTTCGGTCTGGGTCCTGCTGGCACTGGTAAGACGTACATTTGCACCCGCATGGCTTGTGACGCGTTGGATAACAAGGAGATTGACAAGATCATTGTGACCCGCCCGGCTGTGGAAGCCTCCGACGGTGGTATTGGTTTCCTCCCTGGCGATATCCATGAGAAGTTCGCGCCTTACTTCGCACCATTCCGTGCGGTCTTTGAAGAAGTTTGGGGTCCAGGCAAGACTGAGTACCTGATTAAGACCGGCGTGATTGAGATTGCCCCGCTGGAATTCATTCGTGGTCTGACCTTCAAGAACGCCTTTGTGATCCTGGACGAAGCGCAGAACACCACTCCGGGTCAAATGAAGCTGTTCCTGACTCGTCTGGGTGAAGATGCTCGGATCGTTATCAATGGCGATATTTCGCAGAAGGACATTCCGGGCAAGTCAGGTCTGGAAGATGCGGTGAATCGTTTGAACACCGAATACATGCGGGATAATTACGTGTATATCCATGAGTTCACCGAAGATGACATTGTTCGTTCCGGTATCGTAAAACAAATCCTGCTGGCTTACCGAGATTAAAGAAAACCAACCCTGACCATGCGTATACTCTTGAAAACAATTCACAGGGTATGCGCATGGTCAATGATTACTTCAAGGGTTTAGAAATGTCGGCATTGACTGCCGATAAGTTCACTCTTACCAACATCGATCCTAAGGTCATCAAAGAAGATCGTGACCTTTTGGATTGCAAGTTCTGGGATTACAAGATGTGGCATCCAGCTGTTGCCACTATGTACTTCGTCCATCGCTATCACATCATCGCCGAGAAGGTGATTGAGCGTGAAGTGGGCGAGAAACAGGCTGCGAACTACAGGCGTATGGCAGGTCGTTATGATCTGCGACATATGCCACTACGCACGATTCGAGCCTTCTGGAAAGCCCGTATGCACGCAGACGCCATTGGGTGTACCTATGACGTGTATATCCGAGCATCCATCCGTAACTTCCGCGCGAACCATAAACTATACGCTACGGTGAAAGCCAGTGGTGGTAGACAAGTCATGCCCTACGCAAACCAAATGACCAACAAGTTTGTGATCGAACAGGCGATTCTGGATTGGACCCAAGAAAAGAAAGCACGTTTCCCGTTACCTAAGTCTGAGGGGATTCGCAACAACCCGGACTTATGGTTCCGTCCTGAAATGGAAAAGTGGTTAGAAGAAGAAGCGAAGCGGTCCGAGTTTGTTAACTCACGACTCCGCGAAGCTAAACGGGAAGGGTTCATTCTTGAACCAAATCATCCCGTCGTATAATTGTTGCAACGTATGGAGGTGTCTATGACACAAGAACCGGTATTGGACGGCTACTTAGGAAGAGAAGTCGTCGTATTCATTGATGGGCACGACATTGCAGGCGAGTTTGCTGGATATGACCAGTGGTCCTACTGCATCAAACTGTATGAGGAGCTAGTCACTATCAACCGACGTGCGGTCGATATGATTATGCCAGTAGCAATCTGGGAAAGAATCAAAGAGGAACGTAATGACTAAGACCTATGAAGATTTCGGTGAGGACTTCCAGACTCAGATTCTGGCGTACCTGTTCCGGGATACTCATTTCCTGAACCGTTGTGAAGGTCTGGTGCAACCGGAATACTTCACAACGGAAGTTCACGCATCGCTGGCGAAGGTTGCTAACGATTACTTCGCAGTTCATAAGGGCCCGCCGTCCCGAGCCTCGATGAACCTGTTGCTGAAAGATGCCTTCGACAAGAAGCGCCTCAAAACGGAACTGAAACCCGAGATTATTCAGGTAGTTAAAGACGCATTCGCCGAAGAACTGACCGACATTGACTTCGTGGCTGAGAAGGTCACGAAGTTTGCCCGTAAGCAGGCGCTTGAAAACGCCATCGTTACTGCGGCTGAAAAGATCGACAAGGGCGATTACGAAGGCGTCGAGGAGTTGATCCAGAAGGCGCAGTTGGTCGGTCAGAAGGACGACGAAGAACAGGTCGACTTCTGGAAAGAAGCTGACAACCGCATGAAGCATCGCCAAGCAGTCGAAGCGGGTTTAATCAAGCCAAGTGGCATTACGACCGGCTTCCAGTTGATGGACGATGTTATGTATCACAAGGGTTGGGGCCGTCAGGAGTTATCCCTGTTGATGGGTCCAGCAAAGTCGGGTAAGTCGATGGCGCTGGTTACGTTTGGTGTCAAGGCAGCGCTGGCAGGATACAACGTCCTGTATGTGTCGCTGGAAGTTTCCAAGCGCATCATCCAAGATCGTATGGATGCAAATCTGTCCGGCGTCAAGATCAATGACCTGTCGGTGCAGATGAAGAAGGTTCACGACGAGGCAGTGATTCACGGCGCTAAGGCTGGTCATCTGAAAGTCCATGACTATGCTTCTGGTACGTTCACGCCGAACCAGCTGCGTCGTTTGCTGGCACGTTATGCAGCGGCTGGCATTAAGTTTGACGAGGTAATCGTTGACTATGCCGATCTGATGGCACCGGACAAGGTGTCCAATGAGCCCCGAGAAAACTCCCGCATGATCTACGTCGCCCTGCGAGGTATCGCCCACGAATACAACTGCGCTCTTTTGACCGCAACTCAGACCAACCGCGCCGGTTTCAAGGCTGCGATGGGTGACATGGAGCATGTCTCGGACGACATTAACAAGGTGCGTACTGTGGACTTGATGATTTCTCTGAACCGCGACGACGAAGACAAGACCAATCACACAGCCCGACTGTACTTTGCGGCGTCACGTAACCAAGGTTCGTGCATCGTGCATGTGGACTCGGACATTGCAAGCGCCCGTTACATTGCAAAGGTCAACAAGGTAGAAGACTAATGAGCCAAGAAGCCTTAGAAGATTTGGATATCGAGTGGGTAATTCAAGACGAGGGTTTGGACTACAAGGAATCTTGGGGTCACAACGGTCGTCAGTTGAACCTGCGGCATTGTCCCTTCTGTGGCAACAACAAGTACAAGGTGTATATCAACGCCGATACTGGCTTGGGGAATTGCTTTGCGGGCTCTTGCTCGCAAGGCTCTTTCAACAAGTGGCAATTCTTGCGGGAAGTGTATGACCTAACCGGTCGTGACCTACATCGCAAGATCGAGGACGCAGCAGGTGAGCAAGGGTGGAAGCCCAAGCAAGCCGTGAAGAAGTTCGATCCGGGTCCGTTGAATCTGCCTGACTGTGACGCCGCATGGACCATGTCCCCGATGCCGAAGTATCTGGTAGATCGTGGTGTGACGGCTGAAATTGCCGAACACTTCGACCTGGGTTACTGCGAGTCGGGTTGGTTTGTTGTGAAGGACCCAACGGGAGAGGAGATTAAACAGAACTATGCCAAACGAATTATCATTCCGGTATATGACGTTAATGGCGAAATTGTGTCTTTTCAAGGCCGCGATACGACAGGCACATCCGATAGACGCTATCTTTTTCCACCAATGTTTAGTGGCACCGGTACCCAGCTTTATAACATCCAAAATTGGAAGGCTGGAATGGAAAGTGTCGTTGTTGCAGAAGGTGCTTTCGACGCCATCGGTGTGTACCGAGCGCTCAAGGCAAAGAAGCTGGATTCTAAGATACTTGCAACAGCCTCATTCGGCATGAGTTTTACCGAATCGCCCACTGGCAATGATCAGGTCACGCGCTTGTTGGAGCTGAAAGATCGCGGACTCAAAGAGGTGATCTTCATGTGGGATGACGAAGCGCCGGCGATCAAGGCTGCGCTCGCAGCGTGTAAGAAGGTGAAGCGTTACGGTCTACGTGTAAAGATCGCCATTGTCAAAGGCGCCAAAGACCCCGGTGATGCGACAGTGGATCAGATCATGGATGCTTTGCGTGAAGCCCAAGAAGTAAGGTCAGACATGCAAGCCATGTTGTTGGAACGCAAACTTACCAGTTGATCCCTGGATATATTCATTACACGTACACAACGGACACAACAATGGAACACATGGAACTTATCGACCAGGCTGGCATCAAGCTGGACGCGATCAGCCTGAAACTGATCCAAGACGAGTATCCCTTGGACGCATCGCGTGGTGGATGCAATACGGTATTCCACCACTGCGACGTGTATCAGGGTCGTCCGTCTTACGCATCGTGTCTGACCGTCATGGACCAGGCAATGGAAGGCAAGAACTTCGACCTGCGTCCTGAATGTCACAAAGCCGTGGCAAACAAGACGTGCCCAGCGATGAAGCTGCGCAAGGCTGAATTGCAAGCCGGTCGAGCATTGTTCTTCGTGGACTATAGAGACGTGGTGCGTGAGCGCAAGCGCCTCGCAGATGAAGCCGAACCGGATATCTTGTTCGGTCGTCGCAGCAAGGAAGTCGCACCGCGAGGGAAGTTCGTCCCGACGGTGTTCGACAAGAAGGGTCAGCCGATCTTCGACAAGCAAAAGGCAGCCGAAGTCGAACTGCAAAAGCAGGAAGGCCCTGACAACAGCAAATTCAACAAGCCGCAGAAGTCGAAGACCAACAAGATCGAACGCGTGGGTAACGACGAAATTGGCATCATGCAAAGGGTACTGGAGAAAAAACTAAATGAAGGCTGAGAAAATCTATATTTCCGCATCAAATCTGGGACACGCTCGCAACATTGCGAGCCGTGTGTCTGAAATCGTTCAGGGCGACGCTGACACGCCGGTGTATTGGAAGCGTACTTTGTGGTACGCGTACAACCCGTACATTCGATTCGGCGTCAAGATGACACCCGGTCTTGAGGTTCAAATCATCGATGCTTCACAGAAAGGCTCGGACGGCTGGGACATTGATGCGCAGGAAATTTGGGACCTGTTGGATGAATTCTCCAAGTCCACTGAAAGCGCATCCAAGAAATCCGATCGCCTGATTACGTTCGCCAGCAATCTGAACATTCATGCCGCATGGACTCTGGCGCATATTATTGCCAAGTCGATTGCGGTTGGCACTTCGGAATCGACCGTCAACAAGGCGTTCAAGGACTTCATCCCGGTATTCAACGTGCAGTTAGCCGCGAAGTTCTCGGAGAAGAAGATCAAGGCTACTTTGCCAGCATACGTGGAAATCAAACACGATGGTATGCGTGCAATCGGTAAGGTCTTCCCGACCTGGGAAGTTGAAATCGTCACCCGCAAGGGTCATCCGATTCCAGCGGCAGCGCCGATGCACAAGAACCTGGTCAACTTAGCCAAGGCTTATAAGAAGCTGACGGACGGTAAGATCGAATGGCAGGGCATGGTGTCCGACGGTGAACTGATGGGTGGTTCGTTCAATGAAACCATGTCGGCATATCGTAGTAGCACCGCAACCGATTCGGGCTTCTATCATGTGTTTGACATTTTGCCGATGCAGGTGCTGACGGTTGATGGATATGTTACCGACCCGTTCCGTGAACGACGCGAGCTACTGCGCCAGGCGTTTGAGTTGGCTGAACAGGTGACACCGTTTACGGACGTGATCCGGTCGAAGTCATTCGTGGCATCCAGCGTCACCGAAATCTACACCATGTACGAACAGTTCCGCGCCGACGGCCATGAAGGCGCGATCATCAAGACCGGTGACGGTACTTGGCAATGCAAGCGCACGTCGGATTGGCAGAAGATCAAAGCCTGTGAGACCGAAGACCTGCCGATTATCGGTGCGTTTGAAGGCGAAGGTGAAATGGTCGGCATGTTGGGTGGCTTTATCGTTGATCGTGGTGGCGTGCATGTGCAGGTTGGCTCAGGCTTAAAGCTGGCAGACCGTATCGCTTGGTGGGAAGCCGTGCAGCGTGACTTTGCCAAAGCCCGCACGGGCATCACGGACCCTGAGGAGTTTGAAATCATCGGG